ATAATAGCGTTACTCGCGTCCGCTGTTGGGAACTGAATAGTAAAGTCACCAGCAGTTGATGTCTTATCGCCACCAAACGCCAATACAATAACAGCTTTATCGGAAGCACTACTGTTATAAATCAACGCACCATTTGCTGTAATTGTTGCTGTTGAAAAGGTTAAATCAGCAAAATCAGTAAGTGCAGTTGTACCACTTGTGCTAGGATCTACTCGTGTTAAAGCATTACCGCCTGCGGTGTAGTTTGTACCTGAACTACTAACTTCGTTAGTCGTAGCATAAGCTGTTGTCGAAGCACCTAATGTTGCTGATGAAGTAAACAGAGCAAGCTTAAAAGTGCTTCCTCCTGAGTTTTTAAAGTTGTGTGTCCCTTCAAGAAGCTCTTTCTTGAAAGAAGTACACATTGCTTGCGTGATCGCCATGTCATAATCTCCTTATTGCGTCAGCCAGTTTTGGATGCCCTGCATCATTAAGGGCATTATACACGGTTGTGCGGTCACTGCGAATAGCTTCTCGCATATAAAATGCAACCACCTTTTCCATGTGTTTTTGGAACGCTTTTGCCTGATCCCTTATAGCAGGATGTGCATCGTCAGATACACTAATCAACTTTTCTACACAGCGTTCTGCATGCTCATCGGGAGTAAATCCTCGATTTTGTGTTGTCTGTACGTTGACGATTGGATCGTCTGATACATTTAAATCTAACTTAAACATTATTGTTTATTCCTCACAATTTTACCAACGCGATAGTCTTGCGTAGTTTCTTTTGCTTCTCCCAACATTTTAAGACCTTGTAACGACTCTGCAAACCTTTTGTCATACATAGCCATCATGTCTTGCTCACCTTTCATAAAAATATATGCTTCTACCAAAGAACCATATAGTAAAGAAAGCTCTGCGTTTTCACTCAACCAAGATGTATCTGTTCCTGCACCAGATGTTAAACTAGCAGGTCTAAATAAATACTGAACCTCCACTTCGTAGTCAGCATTAGGTGTAGGAGCTAATATAAAGTTACCCACATCAAATTGAGCATAATATCTTGGTTTTCCTGTTTCTGTTTCATTAGGATGAAATGACTCAATGTAAGATAAATCTTTAAATTCAAGGAACTCTTTTTCGTTATTAGACGTTAAAGTTAAAGAAAAAGGTGCCAAAAAATCACTAGGCGCACCAAGAAATTTATTTCCTGATGTCATACTACCTTGCTGATTACGCATAAAAAGATTTAACTGAACGCTTTTAAGTATACGCTCTTCAGCCGCCCTAATAAAAATAGGAAGATTATTAACAAAAGTTGTTTCAGAATTTTCTGTATAATCCTGTATGGCTTGCTTTAAACTATCAAATGTAAAACTCATGGTGTATTCGCTTGGCCTCCCATTCCGCTATGGTTGGTACAGTAGTAATACAATGTTGGAGCGCCTGATGCTACTGTTATCTTCGTATACGCTCCTGCGCTACCCGGAGTTCCTGTTGTGGTTACACCCGTAGTATATGGTGAACCTCCGCCATGTGTGCCGTTTGCCGTATCACTAAATCGCAAGGGATGCCCACTATTGCTGGAGTCACTCTGATCGAACCAATAAGTGCTTCCCTCATTTAAGGTAAGTGTTGGAGAAACAGATCCGTTAATATAATATTTATTACCTGTTCCATAAGCATTTGTGCCTGAAGCAACAGTAACAGCGTAATTAGTTACATTTGATACAGTAGTAACAGAACCAACAGAAGCAGTACCAGCAGATCCTGTGACTGCAGCAATTACATTTGCCGTTGAAACGGTTACAGTGCCAACAGAAGAGGTGCTGCTAGATCCTGTGGTTGAAACAACAATGCCCTCCTCAACAGAAACAGACCCTACAGAACCNGTTACAGAAGAGGCAAAACCAGAAATAGCAACCGTTACAGAAGCAGGCAAAATTACTGTTACATCNCCNACTTCACCAGTAGCCTCTGATCCTAAAGTTTTAGGAAAGAAAAGAGTNACCGTACCAACTTGNCCTGTNGCAACTAAATCATTTTCCTCAACAATTCCGGGAACTGTCTTAAAACCAACAGGGCTAAAACCATATTGAAATGTTCTTTGGTGTGCTAAATCTGTTTCTGGCCTAGCGTTTTTTATTGCTTCTGGGTCTGCAACTTTACCAAAAGGCTCTAATTGAGGGTGTTTTTCTTCGTATTCATCCTTACCAACTAACAGGCCATTCCATTCTCTACGCATGTCTTTTAGACGGTATCTGAAGCCAGACCTGTCTGAAATGCCAAAAGCATGTTTACCTGTTGCAAACCTAGACAATACGATAATTCCTTAGACTTGGAGATATTTGAAAAGAAGCTCTGTCTCTGTCTTCATCTATCGCTCTACGAAACTCTTCTTCATAGACAGCCTTGAGCATTTGAACTCTTTCTGGCGCACGTTTCAAAGATAGATAATAAGCCAAACCAGCAGCTAAACATGGATAAAACCTAAATGGAACTTCCATTGTGTTTTTAGCTGTATCAGCATCATTTATTCTAGTTAATGAGTCATATACTATAACATCTGTGCTATTCTCAGGCAAAGGCCATATCTTTAAATTTGGCGTTATTTGCCTGTCTAGAAAGAATTGAGTGGGTCTTCCCTCAGTTGTTTTAGTAGGAATTGCTAAAAACTCATCACGACTTACTCTACTAATATTAAAATCAGTGCCATCTCTGCGCACAACAACAGCTAAAATATCAATAACATCAGGATCTAAACTATACTCACCATCAGATTTTACTAACGAAATTGTTCTTTGCTTTATAGTCCATTGATTTAAGCCACGATTTGCCCAGTCAGCTAACATCAGATTGAGAGATCTAGTTGCTGTTTTTAAATCATATCCTGTTCTGGCTTCTAAGCCGCAACGCTCAAAAGCCTCTTCAACGTAATCTGCTACGTCTAATTCAAAGTCTGTTGAGCCTGATACCGCCATTATTNTTCCTCATTATAAAGGTTATCAAATATTCTATTGACATCTAGTGTATAGTCTAAATCACTTTTTGAATAGTGTATATGTTGTGATGGCTTNAAATCTGGCGCTCCCTCACCAGTTTCGAACCAAGCAGGATGCGTAACTCTTACACGATTATTAGGCAAAGCTACAATATTTCCTGTCCATTCTCCCGCATCTAAAAGTTGCAAAACATGACTTTGTTTATGCTGCGCTGGGTCATCTGCTATTTCAGATTCAGCATAATCTACTGTAAACAAATATTTTGCGGGAAAAAATTCTCCGTTTATCTTAGCTAACCAAGGACATGGTGTGGCTCGATCTATAACATAAACCGCATGATTATAAGATGAGCAATCCCACGGTTGAGCATCATATGTATTCATAGGATCAGGCCATTCTTCTAATGGTATGTCAGCAACTAAAGCAGTTATAGGCATTCTTGCCCACATCGCACCGCCATGTACTGTGTCCTCTTCTTCTCCCTCGGCTTCACTCCCAGTGAAAATAACTTGAAAACTAAGACATCTATTGGGCATTGACGTAACGCCAACAACCATCGCATGTAAAAATTCGCCGTGATACTCTTCGTGGTTGTGAGTATATTCACGGCGAACCCATGCCTTAAAATAAGGAATGTTGCTATATAAGTAAGGCATTACTTTGTTTTTACTATTTTATACCCTTTAGGAAGTGCTGCTTTCGCGGCTGCAAGAGACTTCTTACCACCAGCGGCTCCACCTTTTTTCATCATTCTTACTTTTCTACCGCCAGCAGCTCCGCCCTTCATCATTTTTTTGACTTTGCCACCTGCACGGTATCCCTTTTTTTTCATAGCCATGATTATCTCCTTACGACTGACTTACAGCGCCTTTTGTGCGCTTTCTTCTGTTTGCCATCACCATACCACAACCTCTGGCAACAGCGGTTCCGGGTATCTTTTTACCCCTAAATTTTCTTTTAGATTGTGTCTCTGCAACACCGCCAAGGCTCATATTTCTAACTTTTGCTTTTTTTGTATTAGAAACAACAGTTTTACCCTTTGCACCTGCTGCTTTTTTCTTACGAGCAGTTTTAGCTCTTTCTGCTTTTGAAAGGCTTTGTGCTTTTTTACGAGGCAAACACCTGTCTGGGTTCTTCTTATCTTTAGAAGTACC